TCCGAGGTAAACTCGAATATAGCAGGCTCGTTAACGTTGAAGAATTTTAACGGTTGTTTTTGAAAAGTAATTGCCATTGCTCTTTTATTTTTATTTGTAAGTCAGGCTTTGCGAGTTCAATCACCTGTTTAAATGCTCCATCGTTAATCGAGTCCGTAACTATATTTGATCCCCCTTGTCTGTACCACGTGGTACCTAAATTCTTTATCGAGTTCTTAACCGCATACGGGTTAAGGTCTAAGTCCTTTGCGGCTATCCACTTCTGTATGTCTTCGATGCTTGCTTCTGTTCCAGGGGGTGCACCGTCATTCAAATCCACAATGTAGTCCAACGCTATAATGTCGTAAGTCAAAAGACCTAATAGTTCTTTCTTTTCATACCTTACCGAGTTGAGAAGCGCACGGGTGGCCACCATGTCGTTTTCGACAATAAGCCGTTTAAGCTTGTCGATAATTACCGTTTGCACTGCTTCGTCGGTTGTCATATCGTAAGTGTAAAAGTTATCTCTACCCCCGTGTAATTGGTCGCCAGCATATATGTATTCACGTTCCAAACTGGGCGAACCCTTGGTGCTGTAATCTCGTGACCGCAGCAGGAAAAATATTTCTTGAAGGTGTTTATGAAAGCAAGCGTTAGGAATTGGCTTGTTATCTCGTCAAACTGGCCCTCGTTGGTTTGTTCGGTATTTTCTATTTCTTGGCTGGCCAAAGAAGGCTTGGCAATAGTGAGCAGGCAGTCGTAAGCCATTTGACTATATTTATTAGCAGTCAAGTTGTTGGGATTGGCTACAGGCCCGAAAGTAAGCAGGCGATTAACCGCAAAGAACTTGTCGAATACTGGCTGTAATTGGGAACCGGCGTTATCCGTTTCGATAAAAAGCAAGTCGTTGAACTCGCCGAAGACGTATTTAAAAATATCGTCTGGCGTTTGCGGGTTCACTGGGCAAACAAAAGTTTCGTCTATTGGCTTAAGTATCATTTGGCTTTATTGAACTGGTTAAAGTTGTCTAGCTTTATTGCAAATATATCAAAAAGAATTGTATAAAAGTTAAATAGTTTTCTTTTATTGTAATCCTGTTCGTTATAGTCAACGGCTATGGCTTTTTTGTCGGCCCAATGGCGTATGTAGTAGTACTGGTCTAAGTTGGGGTTGTTGATCCCGCCTTTGCCTCCGTAGTTGTAGGAGCTGTTTACTTCCTCGACCAGCGCGCTTAAGTTCACGATAGCCCTTTCGAACTTGTAGGCGAAAGCCTTTTCTCTTATGGAAAAGAATTTGCCTTTAGGATTCTGGAAGTTAAGCCGCTTCTTGAAGTCAAGGAAAACAGCCTCGATAGGCTTTTGCTTTAACTCCATCCAATCAAAAGCGTTGACCTCTGCCATAATGTCGTCAACGGATATACCGATGTTGAGCGACTTACAATAGAGGTCTTCGTTTTGCAGTATTATGCTTTCGTGGTTCATAGGCTACCCTATTTCAGTTGTTAAAACCCCGTCAACAAAATTACTTTTCAACTCGTTTCGATAGCTGAATAGGGGCGTGCCTAAATTGTCGAAGTCCATAAAGTCCAGATAGACGATGTTGTGAAACGGAACGCCCTCGACCGTCGCATTCGTTAGCCTGTTAGCTGCGAAGGCTCCAAAGTCTGCGTCGTTTGCGAAAAAGAAACCGAGGGAATTAAGCACCTTGATTGTGTGCTTTTTAATTTCGGCTTCAAAGTTGGCCTGTGCTTCGTCGAGGTGTTGCTTAAGGGCTTTTTCCTCGGCTGTGGTTTTTATTACTTCCATAACTAAAATTGTTTAAAAGTTTTGTCGAGCTTGTCAATCAACGCGTAAAGCTTCTCTGCTTTTTCGATCAGGTCTTCAATGTCGCCATCGTCGATTAGTTCTCTATCCACGTAAGCCCTTAAGGCTTGTGCTATTCTCGGATAGTTGAACTCTTCTTTAAAAGTCCACTTCTCCACGGTTTTGTCTTCCTTGGTTCGTAGCCGCTCTTCTGTGAAGAGCAGGATCACGCCGTTTGCGTTGTCAGGCTTAATAAGCTAATTGGCATCTAGCACAAGTACTCTGCTTTTTGTAAAGGCTTTATTCATAATAAAAAGTTGGCCCCAGTCACTCGCTACAAATGAAAGGGGCCTATTTGGGTTATTGTAGCGAATAACAAAGATAATAAAAATATCTTTACGCCCAACCGCCTGAGGCTTTTATTTCAAATATGCAACGCATTACCAGGCTATCAAAAAAGCCGGGCGATACGCCTGTGCGCTTTTTATGCTCTGATTTCTTTTCTAAACAAATCTTGCCCTCGTCTTCTGCAGGTGAAAGCCTCATTTGTTCCAGGTCGTTAAGCATTTGCTTCCTGTATTCCTGGTCCTCGATATAAATTTCGTTGTTTTCTATTTTGGCTTTAAGGACAAAGGCGCACTCGGTCTTGACGTTGGCGTACTTTTTATCTTTTATCGGGGCCGCCGCGTTGTTGAAAGGCCTTGCGGTCGTAAGCTTCTTAAGCGAATTAGCCGTAAACTTCCTAAGGCCGTCGGCATCATAGACGATGTTCGAATATGGAATGCTGTACTCTTCTGCCAATTGAATTAATCTATTACCAATCGCAGTTTCATCGATTTTATCTATAGCTATTACCTTCTTGACTATCCAGCCGTCCCAGATAGTGATCACGAAAAGGTCAGCACCCAAATAGGCAATGTCACCACTCATAAACTTTTTGCCCGTAGGCTTGATAAACGAGTTCGTGAAGGCGTTGCAAATACTGTCGTAATTTGGCAACAAGGACAAAGGACTTATCTCGTAATCGAAGTTTGCGTTAATAAGCCTCTCGATCGTGGTCTTGTCGGCGGTCAAAAGAATATCAGCCACATAGGCCTCAACCTCGGGGGCTGGATTGTCAGTTGGTTTAGCCAGTATAAACTTTTTGTGTATGGGTTCGATGCCTTCTTTCCACGGCAAGTAATAGCGGTCGTACACGTGAGCCTTGGAAGAGTTGAAACATTCAAGCATTTTCTTGGTAATCCCGTAGCGTATGTTCAAGCAACGCCCTAACCGCGTGAAAAGAATATCAATAGCCCGGCGGTCTGATTCGGCCGACTCGTCAACTACGCAGCCCGTAAGCTCGAAGCCCCCAAAGCGGTCATAATTGGGATCACTTGGGGCGTAGGCCGTATCTATGAGGTAGATAATCGAAGCTTCATTTCCTTCTATGCCTTCGGCCTTGTTGGCTTCAACGGCATTGTAGAACTTTATAAAATTTAATTGCTGGTTGTAGGTGTAGTGCTCGTCTATTTTGTGGCCGGTCTCTTTCAGAACTCGGAAGAGGGTAACGAGCGAAGTCTTTTTGAGTGTAACAAGCTCTCGACGGGCGAAGCCCCAAGCCGTGCCGGGATAACTTCGGCACATATAAACCAGAAAGTAGCAGGCTAAATAAGTTTTGCCAGAAAAAGCACCTCCGCCGTATCCGATGTAAAGGGTTATTTTGTCCATCAAAAGCCTCCAAGCCCTTGACTGCTTTTTAGAAAGCCTGAAACTATTCATCGTCAGTATCTTCGAGAATTATGTTGAAGACTGGTGCGGGTGCGATACTCTCGCCTTTGCTGGTAATGTCTTTTTTGATTGGGGCATAGTCGCCTTCCATCTTGTTGATCTCTGCCACGGCGTCGCGCCTATCCCTCCAAGCGGGGTAGATTGTGCGCTCTTCGATACTCGAGCCGCAGTCGCCGCCTTGGGATACTACGATGTATTTAACCATCGGGATTTCGCCTCTGGCTATTTCGCTTAAAATTTCTAGGCGTTCGTGTTTGGTCAAAATAGCCTTTTTAACGCGCTCTTGTGCCATTTGGATGCGCATATCGTTTTCGGCTTCTTTTACCTTCTCGTTAGCCTCCAAATACCTCTGGGCGGCTTCTTGCCAGTATCTTTCGAAAGTCCTTTCTGATATGCGCCATTTCTCCACATAAATAGCCTTGATCTCGGTAGCCGTAGCCCCAAAGTCCATTTCTCCTAGAATCTCGTTAACGATAAGCTCTTTGTTTGGCTTCATAAGGGCAAATATAGAAAATTATAAAAGAAAATCGTCATCGTGGTCAATTATTTTTTGTTTGCAGAAAGGGCAAACTTTGTTGCTTTCGTTTTTCTTCGCTTCTGCCGCTAAGGCATAAGCTTCGGCGGCCTCTAGTTCTGTTTTGAAGTAGCCTAGATTTTTTACGCAACCTTTCAAGCAGATTCTGGCAAACCACCTCTTTTTGGTATCGTGATAACTAACACCTTTAAACTCTGACTTATACAACCTTTTAGGGCTGATAACGTTGGCGGCTTCTATTATCTCGGGCCTTTTTATTGCTTTACTCATAACATATATTTTTTGTAAAAGTAGTGCTTTTTAGTAAACAAACAAGAAACAAAAAGAGGTTTTTTACTAAAAAAGTATTGTTTATCACTTAGCTGATTGAAGGTCAGATACTTAGCAGGATTATAAACAAAGAAACACATAAACAAAGAACTTTGAAACTTCTAGGGCGTGAAATCCCTTACGCGCGCGTATTACGCGTTATACACCCATTATTATATTATTTAATACTTATATATTATTAATATTATTGTTTATTGTGTTTATAATGCTGTTAGAGCCTTTATTTATTGGGCTTCCCACGTAAACAATCTTTGTTTAATATTGTTTATCTTGTTGCCTTCCAAAAACTAAAAAAGCACCTAACTGAATGTTGGTGCTTTATTGTTTATTTTGTTTACAATCTCGTGAGCCTCTGCGGTTGTTGGGCTTAAGGCGTAAACAATCTTTGTTTACTTTGGTTTTATTGTTTACGGATAGGCCCCTCCGCAAAAAGGACAATAGTTATGTGATACAAAAGATTTTTTATACTTCCTTTGTACACCGCCGTCTTTTCTTACGTGATTATAAGATATCTCAATTCTCTGGCCTGTTGATTTTAGCCCTGTTTTTGAATTGGTCAGTACGCAGTCTACTTCAAAGTGGGCGTTATATTTATGTATTTCTTTTACGCTCTCTTGGACTTCTTCTATACAATTGCACATTTCCTTGATTTTTTAAAGTTCATAATCTAACCCCGTAACTATTCGATATACGCCACGGGTCAGCTCTATATCGTAATTTGCATCATGTAGACGAGTCTCGTCCACAACTAGACCGACCTCAACGGCTACGGTCATTAACTTGAAATCCTTCATCTTGGCACGCCTCTCGATCAAGTACTGGCTTGCTAGCACCATAACGTCTAAGGCTCCGGCGTGAAACCAAGAACCAAAAAAGGTATCGCCGCTTTGAGCAAACCAAGCCCTTAAGAACTTATCGTCAAAGCTACTGTTATTATACCCAACCAAGTACATTTTAGCTTTCGTGTCGTAAGGATCGCAGTACTTGCGCAGCATAGCTTTGAAGCGTCTAAAGACAGCCTCCATAGGCTCGTAGGCTTTTAGCTGCTCTTCCGTTACCCCGCCAACGGCCAAGGCTTCGGGTACTATCTTAGCCTTCGGGTTCGGTGCCACGTTGTAGTTGAACGACTCGACCACTAGGCCGTCAATCTCGATACATCCAGCTATCTGGTGGATTCCGTTTTGTCTCTCGTCTACGCCCGTCGTCTCAACGTCGTAGAACATTTTCTTTATCTGCACAGGCTTTCAAGTTTTAAGCCCAAGGCGATTATAAATTTTTCGATTGCTTCTCTCATTAGGCGGTAGCTACTATGTGGAAGGCTCTCGCCATTCGCACGTTATCAGTTAGGTAGATGTTACCCATTGCTTTCATCCACAGGTGGAATCGTTCCACGTTTGATAGTTCTTTCATAATTATTTGAAGTTTACGGGGGTTAATAAATGGATTGCGACTATTGCGGCAACCACGATGATGGCGATTAATATTTCTGAGGTTTTCATGTTGTTTGGGGTTTTTTAGTATTCCTTATGCGGGAATGTCGCTTTTAATTCATTGAACCTCGCTACGCAGGCATGTTCCGATCTTCTAGTTGCTACGTGTATACCTCCTGTGAAGCCTTCACAAGGTACTATTAAATAATACCAGCCATTTTTAGACTTCGTAATTTTACTCCCTGCGGTTAATTGGTTTACTAAAGTATTCATAATTTCCATATTCGTTAAAAGTTTGCCGTGTGAATCACTTCCTTAACTCTTGTACAAATATACAACTAAATTCGAGACCACCAAAAATAATTCTTAATATTTTTAAAATTATTTTAGATACTTCTTGATCTTGGCTTTCACGCTTTCCATCAAAGCGTCCTGCATATTGGTCTTCCCGTCGAGGTTCTTTACTACGGCTTCGTCCTCCGTGCCTCTGGCTATAAGGTGGCCGATGTTAACCGGGTACTCTCTCCCCTGCCTGTGCAACCTCTTGTTAAACTGCTGGTAAAGCTCCAAAGAATCATTTAAGGAAAACCAAAGAGCAGAGCTGTAACCCTCTTGTAAGTTGAGTCCGTGACCCCCAGAAGCGGGGTGCATTAACATAACCTGTATTTTTCCGGCGTTCCAGTCCTTAATGTGCTGGTCGGTCGTCATCTTTATAGGCTTGTACTTCTTGAGGCTCAACATAAGCCTGTCGAGTTCGTGCTTGTAGGTGTAGGCGATAAGCACAGGCCTTCCGTTTGCGGCTTCGATAAATTCCTCGGTGGCTTCAAGCTTCATGTCGTGAATCTCGTGGACGTTCTTGTCCTCGTCGTAGATTGCGCCCCCCGCGAACTGTAAGAGCTTGTTACGCAAGGCCGCCGCGTTCATAGCGGTTATTTCGGTGTCGCCCAAATCGCTGAACATTTCAAGCACCTTTTCTCTCTCGAAGTCGTTGTACCGCTTCATAAGCACGGGCGGAAAGTCGATATTAATAAAGGTGTCAATCCTCTCTGGCAGCTCCAAGTAGTCCTCTGACTTCATGGCTATGCAAATATCCTTAAGCTTGACTTGTATTTGGCTTTCACCTTCTGGTTTCAATTCGTAGCCGTGGCCGCTGTACCTTCTATTAAAGTAGTTATCTCGGTAAAAGGTTATCGACTGCCCAAGGCGTTTACCCCTGTCAAGTAACCACATTTGCGCCCACAAGTCTATCAGGCCGTTAGGCGCAGGCGTGCCCGTCAAGAGTACTATCCTGTGAAAGCTTGCCTGTATCAGCTTAAGCACTCCG